AGGCTCAAAAATTAACGTGCTTGATGATTTAACTGCATCTGCAAGCGAAATAAATCTATTAGATGATTTAAGCAGAGGGTCTATTCTCTACGGCAATTCATCTAGTGCAACTGCAATCCTAACGAAAGGTTCTGCCGATCAGGTTTTAAAATCTGACGGCACTGACATAGCGTGGGGTGATGTCTCTGGTGGTGGAGCTACCTATGCTCCTACAGTCGGAACAAACACATTTAGCACAAACTTTAACGCCAATATGTCTAGCCAAGGTTTGGGTGATGTGATGGCTACTGGTTGGGCGCAAATACCTGTTTTTCGTGGCAGGGACACCAATGCCACAAACAATGCGAAAGGCAATACGTTTATACTGACAAGTGCTTATACGCAAACAACCGCATCTAATTATGCTGGAAATAATAATGGTGGAGTTGCAACGCTATCCTTTAGTGTTGTGCCTAGTACAAGAACAGTAACATGGCAATCAAATTATAACAGGGCGTGGTATCACACCAATTATAATGGAAACATTCACTCAACGACTCAATACTTCACAATCGAAGGTTCCGGTCAGATGGGTTCAAATGGCTATACTGTTATGGGCAGTCAATCAAGCCATCAATTTAATATCGTCAACTATGCTTTTTTAGATAATGGTGGTTTTAATTCAGAATCTTCAGCTCAAGGTGCTGGTAATGGCCTTTATTCAAACGGTGGTCACCGTGAAGTGTTACCGATGAATGATGATGCCAATGGATACATAGCCAACTTGGGTTATGACGCATCAAACAGTCGGGCGAGCTACCGAATAATGACGATTAATTCCAGTGCTCAATACCCTACTATGGGAAGTATAACCCAATGTCATAACACAACTGGTGCTTCAAACCGATCCATACGCATGATTACCCAACATGGAATTTATCCAGACTCGACAAATGATTATCCATTACAAATTTGGAGATACGACATAAATGGTTCATATGTAGCGCAAACCTTAAATCATACAGGTAATGTTAGTAATGCAATTACCACTGGCTTTGATCCAACTCGCTATCAAGGTTTTGCTTTCTTGTTGATGGATGGCAGCACTCCGGTAGTTATGATGTATGACCCTTATTTTGAGGCATCTCGCTGGACACAATTCGATCAAGCGCCTACTCATTTGCCCAATGCTAATGAGGGTTGGTTCTTACCAAAAACTCAAACGATGAATTACGGACAAGGTGGGTTTGTCAGCACTGGAGTTGAAAATGAATTTATGTGCTTTGAATATATTTATCCACGCAATGATATTTATTCGGGTCAGAACACTTTAAAGAAATTTAAAATAAATCCAACCACCGGAAAATTTACAGACATTTATTACTGCGACATTGATAACTCTGTTGCTGGTTGGTGGCACAGAAGTAACACTCTTTATGCTCACAAACTTTTTGGACTGTATGGCGATGATGGAAATTCATCAACGCTAACACATTTGCTGGTTGTGGCTTTAGATAGTACTTATCACAAATCATCGCATGGAGCACAAGTCATTGATATTCCAACCTCAAGTGATTGGAAAGCGTACCCAGCTAATTAATATGACAAATGAATATTTTTATATTGATACTAATTATAGGAGGTGTATCCGTAATATCTGATTGCGATGGCGGCTTGTGTTTCCAAGAGAAGACTTCTTGTGAAAAGTTTGCTCAAAGAATAATCCTTAATTCAGTAAATACAAACATTACCGCTATGTGTAAGAGGATTGAGCCATGATAGGTGAAGCGTTATTGGCAATAAAGGCACTAGATTCCGCCTTTGTCACAGTTCAAGGATTGATCGCTAAGAAAAAAGACGTAGAGGACATGGCTGGTGAGGTTGGTAAGTTTTTCACCGCTAAAAAGCAAGTTGAAGAACATATCAAGAAAGCTAGGGAAGCTGGTACTGATGATTTAATGACAGGCTCCGCGCTGGAAGAAGCGATAACTATTGACCAGCAAGAGGAGAGAATTGAGCGCATGATGTCAAAATTGTCGGCCCACTATCAGCGAAAAGGTGCTACTCACCGCTGGATAAAAATCAAAGCCGAGGCCCGAAAGATAGAAAAGAAACGTGAGATAAAACGAAAAGCAAATGCAGCGGCTAAAATAGCAGCCAAGAAAGAAGAGCAGATTCTAATAGAACAGTTAGCAAAGATGGTTTTGGGATTGGTCGTTACAGTCATTGTAATAGCTGGAATGGTATTTTTAATCTTTGGCTCTGGAGCTGAATAATGAAGCTAGACCCTGTATTGCTAAAAATGGCTTGCTCTTGGAGCATGAAGGCTTACAGAAATTTTGTAGAAGATACTACAAAGATAGAATCCAAGTGGACTTCAACTACTGTTTACATTGCAAAACGCAAGACTATAGACGTAATAGCATTCAGAGGCACTGAGCAGAAGCTAGATTGGCTTACAGACGCGCTGGTAGTACCAGTACCCTATGCAGGAAGGCTTTGTCATGGCGGCTTTGCTATGGCGCACAAGTCGATATGGAAAAGATTGCAGAGATACATAGACCTAGATAAACGTACACTGATCTGTGGACACAGCTTAGGAGGTGCGTTAGCAGAGCTTACAGCAGCCAAGCTTTGGAAAAAACATTCTAACCTTAACCTTATAACCTTTGGTAAACCTAATACTTTCTTCAAAGGCTTTAAGCAGCCTATGACTACCCTTGATAATCAAATATCGTGCGTACAGGGGTCGGATTTGATAGCGAGGATACCGCGCCTTTGCTACGGTCCAAGCAAATCCCAAACAATGCTATACTTTGGTAACAATGGTGTGGACTTTGTAAACCCTGACAAACTTACTAGAGATGAAGATAGGCGTATAGCAGATGCTATCTCAGATCACTTTATGGAAGGGTACAAAAAAAGGTTAACAGGTTTCTTAGACGATCAAGAAAAAAAACCAAACAAGAAACTAAGTGAAGAATTGTTGGAAACTAAGAAGAGGAAACGAAATGCTTAGAGTTGCTGCTTTGTGTTTACTAATGGCTGGCTGCACAGTCTCTGAAGAGATGATAGCGAATAAACAGCTATATTGCAGTCAAATATACAAATCAGTACGTGCAGTTGGTAGAGCTGCCACACAAGTAACCACTGGAATAGCTATACCTGACGTATGCAACACGATAGATGAGATTGTTGAGGAAGATGCTGAAAAAAAGTGATTAACGAAATAGAGGCACTTATAAAAGTGTATTTGCTATTACAATGAAATTGGGATCTCTCCTCAAAAGTCTTGCCCCGACCATAGCCTCTGCTGCTGGCGGTCCAATGGCTGGCATGGCTGTAAAGATGGCAGCATCTAAGTTAGGACTTCCTGAAAATACAACAGCTAATGAGATTGAAGATTTAATAGAGCGAGAACCAGAAAAAGCAGTATTAGTAAAACAGGCAGATCAAGACTTCAAAAATCGCATTAGAGAAATGGAGATTGATTTAGAATCGTTTAAGACTGAGGTAGAGGATAGAAAGTCAGCAAGAGAATCTTTTGGAACAGATTGGACTCCAAAAGTTTTTTCTATCTTAGCTCTGCTGCTTTATGGATCGTATGTTATGGTTGTCACCTTGTTCGAGCACTCACAACAGTCTGAGACTGTTATCTCACTCGTGCTCGGTCAGTTATCGGGAATACTTGGTACGGCAGCAGCGTTCTTCTACGGATCATCAAGTAAGAAATAAGATGAATAAAATGGACAGACTAATAGAGCAATTAAAAAGACACGAAGGTGTTTCCGCATACTGTTATAAAGATATAAATAACTTGGAGCACATAGGTGTAGGCAGAAACATATCCAAGACAGGTATAGGTTTGTCAATGGAAGAGATCGAGTACCTTTTGTCTAATGATATTCTTAGGTGCATTAAGGAGCTGAGTGCAGAGTATCAATGGTTTGGTTCTTTGGATGAAGTTAGACAAGAAGCGATAATAAATATCTTTTTTAATTTAGGAGCTACAAGGTTTAGAGGATTTAA